TGAATATTTAACTATTTTATCTTCATATGATAAAATATTATTTTTTTTATAATTTTGTAACCATATTTTTCTATCATCTGTTCTTGATTTATCAAATGCTAATAATATTGCATCTTCATCATCATTCATTTTATATGGTAAATTATTCATTTCTTCATCTATTTTTTCATCTATTTTTTCATTTATATCATTATCCCATAAATAGTTAATTAATTTATTTTCAATATCAACAAAATATTCCTTTGCTTCTTGAGAAGTTGATGTACCTAACCCTTTATAATATTTTATTCTATAATTTTTATTATAACCTTTTTCTACCCAGTTTCCATATTCAGTTAAATTATAAAATGTAATTATATCATTACCTTTGAATGCTTTAACAATTGGTGTTGCTAATGATGTTATAAAATTTTCTTTTTTTATTAATGAAGGCCAAATACTATGAACAAAATTCATTACTAAACCTTTAATATGAGAACCATCCGTATCTTGATCTGTTAGAACTACAATACGACCATAACGTAATTGTTTAAATTTAATGTCATCTGTATAATCTTCACCATGTTTTAATCCAATTATTTGTTTTAAACTATTTATTTCTTCATTATTCATTAATTGTGCAGGTGTGGCTTCTCTAACATTTAATAATTTACCTTTTAATGGAAATACACCAAAATAATCACGTCCAACAATTGATAAACCAGCAATTGCAAATGCTTTTGCAGAATCACCTTCTGTTAATATTAATGAACATTTATATGAATCTTTTGATCCAGCTTTATTTGCATCATCTAATTTTGGAAGTCCTTTAATTCTTATTTGTTTTTTTCCATCAGTTTTTTTTAAAGAACTTGATTCTTTAAATTTAACTAATTCAATAATTTGTTCTATAATACCACATTTAGATATTTTTTTAAGAAATGCAAGTTGTGGAATATATTTTGATCCAAATTTATCTGGTTTACTAGTACATGTATCTTTTGTTTGTGATGAAAATGTAGGATTTATTAATGTTGAATTTATAAAAAATACTAAATTATCTTTTAATAATTGAGGTGATATTTTTAATTCTTTTTCTTTTTTTTTGATATGATCATTTATTAAATTTTTTATAATTATATCAATTACATGATTTGCATGAGTTCCACCACGATAAGTATTTATTGAATTTACAAATGATATTATTTCATTATTTGAATCTTGTTTATATAAAACACCAATTGTCCATCTTTCATTACTTTCATCAAAATAAATTGTTTCATTAGGATAATGAAGATCAATATAAGATTTAAATGTATTTGATTTTATTAAATTATTATTAAAATATACTTTTAATCTATTACCACTTATACCAGCTATATCTATAACTCTTCTATGAAATAATCCATAATGATCATTATTTAAATTTTCTATTCCAAATCTTTTAAAATCAGGATAAAATATTACTTTTATATATGGTTTTATTGATTTATCTTTAATATCAAGTACTGACGGTATACCTATTTTAGCCATATTATCTGTCCATTCTTGATTAAACTTTTTTTTTCTTTTAACATCTACTATTTCTACAATAAATTTTGATGAAAAAATATTATTTAATTTTATTCCTATTCCATTACGTCCACCTGTTATTCTTTCTTCTTCATCATTAAAATTTGAACTTGTTAATAATTCACCAAAAATCATACTAGGTACTAATGTTTTATGTTCATGATGTTCTTCTACTGGTATACTATTAGTACCATTATTTTCTACTGAAATATACCCTTCATCTTTATTATATTCTACTTTTATATAATCACATGTTTTATCATTTACCGATGCATCACTAGCATTTACTAATGCTTCATCAAAAATCTTCAATAATGCAGGATTATACTTTATTAATTTTTTTTCTATTTTTTCTTCAGAATATATCCATAATTCTTCTGTTGTTAATTCATTAGAACCTACATATGTATCTGGTCTTAATAATATATGTTCTCTTTGACTTAATTTACCATATTTCTTTGTATCGTTAGACATTAACAATTATAAATTAATTTATCTTTATATATTTTATTCAATTTTTTAATAATTAAAAAAAGTTTATAATATATTGATATAATGGAAATAAATTCTGATTTAGATGATAATAAAAATTTAAGTATTAGTTCATATAAATTAAATAATGAAATAAAAATAAACAATGATATTCAATATAAAACACAATTATTAAATATAGATAGTCGTTATAGAAATACAATACCTAAAAATATATACACATCAAATAATAATATTTTATTAAATAATCCCATAAAAGTTACTAGAGGTTCAAATATTGTTCAAATAAATTATCCAAATCATAATTTTAAAATTGGAGACAGTATTATTATACAAAATGTTATTTCTACACATAAAATTTCAACTAATTGTATTTATTTTTTCAATCAATTTCAATATATGATTATTTATTATAAAAATCATAATGTTTCTATTGATTATGATAATTATTATTCTGAATATTTATTATCTATTGATATTATTAAAAATATTGATAATAGTATATCATATAAAAATATACCAATTAATTTAATTTCTGGTATTTTTCAAATTGAATTACCATCTATTGTTGATAAAACTGTTCCATTATTACCGCAAATTTTAACATTATTTAATGTATCATCTGCATTAGAATTAGATAATGATTATTTATTTATTAAATTACCATATCTTTTTATTATATCAGAAAATTATTATTATTTACCATCAGATATATTTAAATTATTTTTTTTAAATATAGGTGGTATTCCTTTAAAATTTATAAATGCAGATTTTCCAGTTGATTATAATAAAAATCAAGGATATCAAGAAATTATAAATATAGATGATAATAATATATATATTCAAATACCTATATTTGCATCATCTACAATAGAAAGTGGAGGTGAAAATGTACAAGTTATGTTAATTATAAAAACTATTCCTGGTTATCCTGATTGTAATTCATATACTATTAATTTAAAAAAAAGTTTTAATAATGTTGTTAGAATTGAATTAGTTAGTACAGAATTTCCATATATTGATTTTTTAATTAAATCATCAGGAAGTAATATAAATAATAAATTATATTGGAAACATTTAGATGATGGTAATTATATTTATCAAATAAGTATACCTGAAGGGAATTATGATTCATCAAGTTTAATTTCAACAATTAATAAGGAATTAAATTTAGTACCAAGATTTTTTTCTACTCCTGAAAATTTACAATATAATATTTTTACTGTTTCAATGAATTCTTATACTCAAGAAATAACTTTTATTCCTTATAAAAATAATAATTTACCTAATTCATTATCTGCTGAAATTGATGAAATTAATAATATTAAATATATTAAATTAACTGTTAGACATCCAGGTAATTTAGTAGAATTAAATGATACTATACAAATAAGTGGTGCTATTAAAATTGGTTCTATATTAGATTCAGTTTATATTAATATAACTCACACTGTATATGAAGTTAATATCACAAATCAAACATATTCTGTTCTTATTGCACCAATTAATCAAATAACAAATGCAACTATTATTGATCTTACTGGAAATGGTGGTCCAAGTACTGTAATTAAAACTAAAGCAAAAGTTAGCTTTTTATTTGATAAAAATGATACATTAGGTAATATATTAGGATTTAAAAATGTTGGTCAAATTAATGCAATAACATCATATAAAACTACTATTTCTAATTTTGATCAATATATAATATCAACTAATTTAAATGTTGTTGGTAATATTGATATTAATACAAAAATATTAAATTTAACTGGATCTAATTTTTATATTTTAATGTATATTAATGATTATGAATGTATTATTAATAATTCTAATCAACCTACTGCTTTTGCTAAAATTTTACTATCATCAAATCCTGGTGATTTCTTATTTAATACATTTGTTAATTATCCGTTAGAATTTGATTTTCCTATATTAACATTAAATGAATTAAATATTAAATTTACATATCCTGATGGTAAATTAGTTGATTTTAGAAATATTGATCATAGTTTTACTTTAAGAATAATTGAAAAAGTTATTAAACCAACTAATACTGGTATTAATTCAAAAGATACATCATTTTATGAAACAATAATAAAAAATTAAAATTTTATTCATTTTTATGATATGAATTATAAATATCTTCTTCAATTGTATCTTTTACAAGAATACGATATAATTCAACTTTCTTTTTTTGTCCTAATCTACATGCACGACCAATTGCTTGACTTTCAATTGCTTTAACTTCATCCTTACATGCATTAATTGGTTCAACAAAAAATATATGACTTGCTTCTGTTAAATTTGTACCAGAAGCAGAATTTTTTAATGATAACATAATAACTTTATTATCTTCACCTGATAATTTTTTACCATTTTTAAATTTATTAATAGCACTATTACGTGACCATACATTACCTTTAACAAAACAATTAGCAATACCATTATCAGATAATGTTTTACCAATTAATAATAACATAGAATCCCATTGTGAAAAAATTATAATTCTTGATTCTGGATTAGTTACTATATTTCTAACTATCATTATTAATTTTCCTAATTTAGAACCATACTTTTCAATTAATGAATTTGTATTATCATTTTTGATTTTTTTATTAATTAAAAATACATCATTAATATCTAATTCTTTTTTACACATTGGACATTTTTTTTTATATTTTAAAGAATTTTTTATACATTCTACACAAAATATATGTCCACATTTAGTAACAGAACCATCACATATAACATCCAAACAAATAGAACATTCTTTATCTTCATCTTCTATTTTATTATTTAATTTATTTAAAATTGATAACATATATTTTGAATCAGTTATTGTTGTATCATATGATTTTTTTAACATATGGTAAGCTTGATTTGTTTTATCTAATTTATCTAGTTTTTTAGTTGAGTCATCTATAACTTTTGTATGATATTCAATTAATTTATGTTGCATTACATCTAAATCTACTTCAATATCACCAAATACTTTTTTACATGAATCTAAAATTAATGGATGACAACATAATTGTTGTAAAGATTCTTTACTTATTTTATTTTTCTTTGTTTCATATAATTTTTTTTCTAAATCAGTAAAAGTAACCCATTCTATTTTTTCTTCATAACCAAATAATTGTATTTCTGTAGAAATATCACATTTTCTATGACGAATACATATTTGAGATAAAATACTATTCCATAAATATTCTTTATATATAATATTATTAAATGTATTTGAATTTTTCAATAAATCATTATTTAAATTTATGTTTAATATAGAATTATATAAATCTAAATTTAAATATTTCATACAATTAATTAATCCTGTAAAATTTATAAATGGTGATCCAGAAACATACCAATTGTATTGTGCATCTATTTTACTTATCCATATTGACATATAATTTGCTAATGATTGATTTGATAACATTTCACTAAATATTTCATGTCCTTCATCTAATACTATTCTATGAAAAATAAAAAATTCAAATAATGGCAAATCATGATGACATAATATTTCAAACATTTCATCATCTATATTTTTTGAATTTACAATATATGATGTAAAATATTCTTTTAATGATTTATATCTATTAGATGCACCAAAAGAACTAGGAGTAATAGATTTATAATGTAAACATGGATAATATTTAAAATTCATTAAAAATTGATGACTAGTGATAATAATATCTGCTTCAATTATATCTCTAAATAATAATTTTTCATGATCTTTTTTTGTTAATACACATAATATTTTTAAATTAGGATTACATTTTTTTGCTTCATTTTCCCATTGTTTAGTTATGTGAGATGGACATATTATTAATGTAGCTTTTGAATTAATTTTCCAATATTCATCTTTTGAAGAATAACCCATTCTTGAAGTATTTGTTGATGGATTTGATGATATTAATGATAAAACAGTTATTGTTTTACCTAATCCCATTTCATCCGCTAATATACCACCTTTTGTATTAATATTAAAATATTTTTTAGTATCTGATTTAATATTTTTTATTGGATCAAAATTAATTATTTGTATATCTTCAAAATTAATTTGAACTGTATATTCAATATTAAAATTTATTACATTTTTTTCAATATTTATCATTTTTTGCAATGATTTTTTTTGATAATCATATAATTTTATTTTAAAACTAGATGGTGGTTCATATATATTTGTATTTGGAAAATAACTGACATCATTATCAAATTTTTGATAGTTTAGTAAATTTTTATATTTATTTGATATTAAACAATTTAAAGCAGTTGATTTTTCAAAATATGTATCAATTAAACTTACATTTATAATTATATCAATAAATATTTTTATAGATCTCAAATTATTAGGATCATTATAAATTTTATAACTCCATAAAGGAGAATTATTTAATATTTCAAAATATACAAATTTTTCAAACCATGATTCTAAATGTACTGTTTGATAAACTTTTTTTTTTTCATTTAATTTAATTTCTAATATAATATTTCCACAGTCATAACTTAATAAATCATATGTTGCATTTATAGTATTAAAGTTTGAATTACAAAGAATATTAGTTGTATAAATCTTCATTATATATAGTAATAGTTTTTATTAATATATATAATAATCAAATTTTTTTAAGTTAAAATAAATCTATATTTATATTATTTATTTTAAAAAATAAA